GCGATATTGTCCTGCAGGCAGAAGATGTGTTGCACATTCCCGGACTTGGGTATGACGGCTTGGTGGGATATTCTCCCATTGCTCTTGCGAAGAATGCAATCGGCATTTCTATTGCCTGTGAGGAATATGGAGCATCGTTTTTCGGAAACGGTGCTTCACCAAGTGGCGTGTTAGAACACCCCGGAGTGATCAAAAATCCGGAGCGTGTGCGTGATGCGTGGCAGAGAGCCTATGGTGGAAGAAACGCCCACAAGGTCGCAGTCCTCGAAGAGGGCATGAAGTTCACACCCATTGCAATTCCGAATAATGAAGCACAGTTTCTGGAAACCCGAAAGTTTCAGATTGAGGAAATCGCAAGAATGTACAGAGTGCCGCTCCATATGATCGGTGACCTTGACCATGCAACGTTTTCAAATGTGGAACATCTGTCATTGGATTTCGTAAAATACAGCCTCGACCCATGGATTGTTCGTTGGGAACAGTCTTTGCAGAAAGCACTTCTTTCTGATTCTGAAAAGGGGCAGTATTTCGTGAAATTCAATGTAGACGGACTTTTGCGTGGTGACTATGCTTCCCGTATGCAGGGCTATGCTACCGCAAGACAGAACGGTTGGATGTCGGCAAATGACATCCGAGAACTTGAAGATATGAATATGCTTTCAGACGAAGAGGGCGGAAATCTGTATCTCGTAAATGGCAGCTTTACAAAACTCGCAGATGCAGGTGCATTTGCAAATCAAAATTCAGAAAAGGAGAAGAAAACCAAATGAAGAAATTCTGGAACTTTATCAAAAACGAAGATATATCAGAAACGGAACTTCTGTTTAACGGTCCTATCTCTGAAGATACCTGGTGGGGCGATGAAGTGACACCTGCTTTGTTTCGTGATGAACTCGCAAAGGTCAGCGGAAACTTGACGGTCTGGCTGAACTCGCCGGGCGGCGATGTGTTCGCTGCAAGTCAGATTTATTCCATGCTGAAAAATCACAAAGGCAAGGTAACCGTGAAAATTGACGGCATTGCTGCCTCTGCCGCTTCTGTTGTGGCAATGGCAGGCGATGAAACCTTGATTGCACCAACTGCCCTAATGATGATTCACGACCCCAGCACTTGTGCTATGGGAAACAAGGCAGATATGGAAAAAGCTATCATCTTGCTTGATGAAGTCAAAGAGAGTATCATCAATGCCTACGAAACCAAATCCCACCTCAGCAGAAACAAGATCGCAAAGCTGATGTCCGATGAAACATGGCTCAATGCAAAAAAGGCTCATGAAATGGGATTTGTGGACGGGATTCTGTTTGCAGAGAAGAAAAAGCCTGTTGTTCCCAAAGAGGAAGAACAGGCTGAAGAGGAAAAAAAAGATACACTGACTGCAATGACCTATTCCAAATCGAAGAATCTATCTGCATTCTTATCCAAAGTATCTGCATCAGCAGAATCTGTTACAGGCACACCGATTGACCAGCTTGAAAAAAGATTGGCACTTTTGAAATATTGATTGGAGGAATTGATTATGACGATTAAAGAACTCAGAGAAAAGAGAAACAAGGCATGGGACACTGCCCGTGATTTTCTCGACAGCAAGAGAAATGCAAACGGCGTTCTCAGCGAGGAAGATTCCAAGACCTACGATGCGATGGAGCAGACCATTGTTGACCTTGGCAAGGAAATCCAGCGTCTGGAAAGACAGGCTGAAATCGAAGCTGAAATGAATAAGGCAACCTCAACACCTGTTCTCGGCAAGCCTGCCACACCAGACGTAACGGAAAAGACAGGTACAGCGAGCGACACTTACAAGAAAGCTTTCTGGAACAGCGTCAGAAACCGCAACTGGATCGATGTCCATGATGATTTGCACATTGGTACAGATGCAGAGGGCGGTTATCTTGTGCCAGATGAGTTTGAACGAAAACTGGTGGAAGCATTGGAGGAAGAGAGCATTTTCCGCCAGATGGCAACGGTCATTAAAACTTCCAACGGCGACCGCAAAATTCCGATTGTGACTTCCAAGGGCGAGGCTGTGTGGATGGACGAGGAACAGCAGTATTCTCTCTCTGATGATACGTTCGGGCAGGCATCGCTTTCTGCATATAAACTGGGAACAGCAATCAAAATTTCTGAGGAACTTCTCAATGACAGCGTATTTGACCTGCCGTCCTACATTGCAAAGGAGTTTGCAAGAAGAATCGGTGCAAAGGAAGAAGAGGCTTTCTTCGTTGGTGATGGCAAGGGTAAACCGACCGGCATTTTCAATGCAACGGGCGGTGCGGAAGACGGCACTTCCACCACAGGTGCAAGCATCACATTTGATGATGTGATGGAACTCTTCTATTCTCTGAGAAGTCCGTATCGCAAAAAGGCGGTGTGGGTGCTCAATGATTCCACGGTTAAGGCTCTTAGAAAATTGAAAGACAACACAGGAAACTACATTTGGAATCCGTCTGTGCAGGCTGGTGTTCCGGATACCATTCTGAATCGTCCTTACAAGACATCCAGCTATGTGCCGGAAATCAAGGCAGGCAACAAATGCATGGCATTCGGCGACTTTAGTTATTACTGGGTGGCCGATAGACAGGGACGCTCTTTCAAGAGATTGAATGAACTCTTTGCTATGACAGGTCAAGTTGGTTTCCTTGCAAGTCAGCGTTTGGACGGCAAGTTGATTCTTCCGGAAGCGATCAAGACACTCACTATCAAGAAAGCGTGATGCTATGATTACGCTGAAAGAGGCGAAAAACTATCTGAGAGTGGATTATGAGGAGGACGATAGTCTGATTCAAAATCTGCTTTCTACAGCAAAAAATCTTGTAATGGACGTTGGCAGAATGGACGAATCAGCATTTGCTGAAAATGAAGATACTGTGCGGACAGCGATGCTTTTCGCACTTGGTTATCTTTATGAAAACAGGAGTAATCCTGATTACAAAAAGCTGACCTTAAATCTTCGTTCAATTCTGTTTGCACAGCGAGAAGGTGTGATGTAATGGAAATCGGAAAGCTGAATCAGCGTATCGCCATTCTGGAGCATCACACCGTGGTAGATGAAATCGGAAACCATACTTCCAAGTGGGACGAGGTTTTCTCCTGCTGGGCGAAAGTCAGCGTGAAAAGCTCTGCCGAACAAGTGAATACGGGAGTCACCAGAGAAGTACAGTCCGTGTCATTCCTTGTCCGGCAGAGTTCCTATCTGCTGTCTTTGAACGCCACAACACACAGGATTCTGTTCCGTGGACAGACATTTGATATTGTCAGTGTAAAACCCGACTATGAAAAAATGGACTATCTCGCAATTGAGGGAGAAGTCCGAAAGGCAGGTGCTCCCAGTGACATCTATTGATGACATGGCAAGTGAGATCATGAAAGGCTTACAGGAATATGCTGACCTTGCCGATACAGAGGTGAAAAAGGCAGTCCGAAAAACTGCAACCGAAGTTAGAAAAGAGATATCTTCAAATGCTCCGGAAGACACTGGTGCTTACGAAAAAAGCTGGACAGCCAAAAAAGTCAGCGAGAACAGCCATTCTCTGCAAATGACGGTTTATTCCAAGAACCGCTATCAGCTGGCTCATTTATTGGAGCATGGTCACGCCAAGCGTGGCGGTGGGCGCGTTGCAGGAAAACCGCATATTGCTCCGGCTGAACAGAATGGCGAAGAATTATTGGAAAATCTGATCAGAAAGGCATTATCATGACCTATGAAGAAATCAATGAAATGATGCAGGAAATGGATTGTCCTTTTTCCTATCATCACTTTGCAGAGGGCGAAAGTCCTGCACCGCCCTTTCTACTTTTCCTTTCTCCCGGCGAGCATACCTTTTCGGCTGATAATCTGATGTATTACAGCTTCAAACAGCTGGACATTGAACTGTACACGGATAAGAAATCACCGGAAGTGGAAGAACGTGTGGAGGAGATTTTAAGGCAGCATCATATTTTTTACAACAAGACAGAAGCATGGATAGAGTCGGAAAGGCTCTATGAAGTGCTTTATGAAATGGAGGTTTGATTTTATGGCGAACAAAAGAAACAAGGTCAAGTTTGGTCTGAGCAACGTCCATTGGGCAAAGATTACCCAGTGGGGTGCGGACGCTGACGGAACACCCACCGTGCCTGTGTACGGTGAATCCATGCGTTTACCGGGTGCGGTTTCACTGTCCATTGATGCCAATGGTGAAAATGAGAATTTTTATGCCGATGACAGTGTGTACTATGTCATCAACAACAATTCCGGTTACGAAGGTGACCTGGAAGTGGCGCTTGTCACCACCGAATTTGCCACCGAAATTCTGGGAGAAATTCTCGATAACAACGGTGTGCTTGTGGAGAAGAACACCGCAGAACCGTCGCAGTTTGCATTGATGTTTGAATTTTCGGGAGATAAGCACAAGATCCGCCATGTACTGTATTGCTGCACGGCAAGCAGACCGGCCACAGAAGGTCAGACCAAGGAAGATTCCACAGAAGTCAAGACGGAAACACTGACACTGACCGCATCGGCACTTCCCACCGGATTGGTCAAGGCAAAAACCTGTGAAGCAACTGATGAAAGCACCTACAATAACTGGTACAAGATGCCGTACAATCCCGATACGACAGCGAAAACCACAACCACAAAGGCAAGTTCATAAGGAGGCATCGCTATGGCAATCAAGAAAAATATTCTGGTGGACGGCATGGAAGTGCCGTTTAAGGCGAGTGCTGCGGTTCCTCGCCTTTATCGTCTGAAATTTCACAGAGATATTTACAAAGATTTCTCCAGCCTGCAAAAATCTGTGGGAGAAAATGATTCCGAAAACTCTGCTCTCGATATTGAGAGTCTGGAAGTCTTTGAAAACATCGCATACATTATGGCAAAGCACGCTGACCCTGCAAATGTTCCCGATTCTCCCGACGAGTGGCTGGAAGGCTTCAACACATTCAGCATTTATGAAATCCTGCCTCAGCTCATTGAGTTGTGGGGTCTGAACATCGAAACGCAGGCAGAATCTAAAAAAAACATCGCCCGACTGACCGCCAAATGACAACGCCGCTTTTTCTGCTGCGGTGTGTACAATTAGGACTGTCAATGGGCGATCTGGATTTGCTGACGATTGGTTTGGTGAATGATATGTTTACAGAACGTGAGAATGATGATTGTAACTATGATTCTCTGGCAACGCAGGAGGATTTTGATGCGTTTTAACCTATATGATGTGTTTCCACAGCCATTCCTGCAATTGTCGGTCATCCATTTCACCGGCTGCAATTCCGAGAATCATTTGAATCAATTCATCGTCATCATATTCCACTTCAATATGATTCAGAGAAAGAAATACAAGCATTGTATGCGTGCCGATTCTTTTATTTCCATCTACAAACGCATGATTTTTTATCAAACTGTATCCAAGACGAGCTGCTTTTTCTATGATTGTCGGATATAATTCTGCATCATCAAACGTTTGGAAAGGTGCATTCAATGCCGAATCCAGAAGTCCTTCATCACGAATTTCCGCTGAGCCGCCTGATTCCTTCACCAATTCTTTGTGAAGCAGCATTACCTGTTCCTTTGTGAGTCGTTTCATTTGGCAAGTTCCTCATAAACAGCAGCGTTGCGTTTCATCAGTTTTTTTGAAACAGAAAGCACTTCTTCATCCGATGCCGTTTCCGCTTCTTCTGTGTCTTCAATCATTCTGACTTCATAACGGGGCTTATTATTTTTGAAAATAACGGCCGTTCCATACCGGTCTACGATTCTTGTTACCATGGAAAAATTCTGATTTGCTTCTGTCATAGAAATAATTGTGTTTGTATCTATCATCATACGAACACCTCCTTGCTCTTATTATACCATATTGTTAGGATAAATTCAACCTATTTTTTGAAAAAGGCAGGTGACCCCCATGGCAAACCGCATCAAAGGCATCACCGTAGAAATCGGCGGCGATACCACCAAGCTATCCAAAGCCCTGGAAGGTGTCAATCGGGACATCAAGGGCACGCAGACACAGTTGAAAGATGTCCAGAAACTGTTGAAACTCGATCCTTCCAACACGGAACTGCTCTCGCAGAAGCATAAGCTCCTCGCCGATGCGGTGTCTGCCACCAAAGAAAAGCTAGAAGTGCTGAAAACTGCTGCAGAACAGGCCAATACGGCTCTTGCAAATGGTGAAATCTCACAGCAGCAGTATGATGCTTTGCAGCGTGAGATTATTGAAACCGAAAACGAACTGAAACGCCTGACCACAGAAGCAAACAATTCTCACACCGCTTTGGAAAAGATGGGTGTTCTGGGTGAAACGCTGCAGTCCGCCGGGGACAAAATTTCCGGTGTGGGACAAAAGCTGCTGCCCGTCACTGCTGGTGTCACGGCTCTGGGAACCATTGCTGTAAAAACTGGTGCAGACTTTGATGCCGCCATGTCAAAGGTGGCAGCGGTGTCCGGTGCGACTGGTTCAGAGATGGACGCTCTCCGGGAAAAAGCTCGTGAAATGGGCAGCAAGACAAAATTCTCTGCAAGTGAAGCCGCAGATGCTATGAACTACATGGCGATGGCAGGCTGGAAAACCAACGATATGCTCAGCGGTATCGAAGGCATCATGAATCTTGCTGCTGCTTCTGGGGAAGACTTGGCATCTACTTCGGACATTGTCACAGACGCTTTGACCGCTTTCGGTTTGTCTGCCTCGGACAGCGGACACTTTGCAGATATTCTGGCTGCCGCATCAAGCAATGCCAATACCAACGTCAGCATGATGGGTGAAACTTTCAAGTATGCCGCTCCGGTGCTGGGTTCTTTGGGATACTCTGCTGAAGACTCTGCCATTGCCATTGGACTAATGGCGAACGCCGGTATCAAATCCTCACAGGCTGGTACAGCACTGCGTTCCGCCATTACCAATCTGGCAAAGCCGACAGACACGGTAGCATCTGCCATGGAACAATACGGCATTTCTCTGACGGATAGTTCCGGCAAGATGTATTCTTTACGGGAACTCATGGAACAACTCCGACAGAAATTGGGCGGATTGTCCGAGGCAGAACAGGCACAGGCTGCTGCCTCGCTGTTTGGCAAAGAGGCCATGTCCGGTATGCTGGCGATCATCAATGGTTCCCCGGCGGACTTTGAAAAGCTGTCCAATGCCATTGACACCTGTTCGGATACAGTAGATGGCTACAATGGCACGACCGAAAAAATGGCAGCGGTCATGCAGGATAACCTTGCCGGACAAGTGACCATTTTGAAATCTCAGCTGGAAGAATTGGCGATCAGTTTTAGCGATATTCTGATGCCCACCATTCGCTCTATTGTTTCTCGTATTCAGGAACTGGTGGACAAGCTGAATCAATTGGATCCGCAGACAAAAGAAACCATTGCGAAAATTGCACTGGTGGCTGCTGCTCTGGGACCGATGTTGGTGGTGCTTGGAAAGACCATTTCCAGCGTGGGAACGGTTTTTTCCGCAGTATCCAAACTGCCTGCCCTGTTCTCTGCTGTGCAAGGTGGCATCGGAGCTATTACCGGAGCGTTGGGTGTGTCATTAGGTCCGCTGCTTGCCATTATCGCAGCTGTTGCCGCTCTGGTGGCTGCCTTTGTGCATCTCTGGAAAACCAATGACGA